ATCATGCATGAAGTTGCCCATGGATACATGGCACTGCGTCTGGGCGATACCACAGCCCGGGATTCGGGACGCTTAACCCTTAATCCTGTACCGCATATTGACATTTTTGGTACCATCATTTTTCCTGTCATTTTAATTGTTATTCGTTCTACTATTCCACCAGGCACTTGTGAAGAATTAACTAAAAAATATAACAAGAAAATTGTTTTTCAACCTGAATATTTAGGCGAAACACCTCTACATCCTTATTCCGATGTAAGAAAAAGAGATTTCATTATTTTAGGTGGTCCAAGACCTTATACAAATGTAGTTATTATGTATATGCAGCCTATTATGCACTCAGATACTAAATTCTATCAAACAGATTGGAAAACAGCAGAATTAGTTAAATACATGGAAAATAGCTGGCTAGGTACTAAAGTAACTTTTTGTAATGAGTTCTATCAAATTGCCGAAGAATTAGGCATAGACTATAATGAATTAAGAGAATTATGGTTAGCTGATAAAAGGATAAATAGAAGTCATACTTTTGTATATCCTAATAAGAGAGGGTTTAGTGGTAAATGTTTACCTAAAGATATTAAAGCAATAGTTAAAAAGTTGGAGGAAAAGGGATATGAGCCAAAGTTCATCAAAACAGTCCTCGAAGAAAACGAGCGACTCAAAAACAAATAAAATCTGTTATTTAGACGTAGATGATTTTGGAGAAAAAAATCATCGTTTAGATTGGATGTGGCAACTTCGCCAAGAATTCCCTAATTTCAAAATCAATGTTTTTGCTATCCCTGTAGAAAACGAACAAGAAGAATGGTTAACCTATCTTAAAAGCATTGATTGGCTGCAATTATGTGTTCATGGATATAAACATAAAAATAATGAAGAAGTATCAGAAAAGATACTTAAAGAGTTACCTAAAAAAGGTTTTGCGAAAGTATATCGAGCTCCTTTTTGGCAGTTATCAGATACAATGTATAAACGACTTAAAAAGTTAGATTATAAAATAATGCTTCAACCTGATGATAAGAGAAAAGGAATTAAAGTTAATTGGAATATTAAGAACTCACCGCCACCTTTAAAAGTAGTTTATGGTCATGGTCATGTTCAAGATTATGAATTTAGAAAAGGTCAAGGCAGTAATGGAATAGTTGAAGCAATTCCTAATATTTTAAAATTACCAAAAGATACGAGGTTTAAATTCTTATGAAAAATCCAGAAATATCAGTAATCATTAGTACTTACAATCGTCCTAAATTACTTCAACGAGCTGTTGATAGTGTCTTAGAACAAACATTTAAAGATTTCGAATTAATTATTGTTGATGACCATTCAGATAAACCGCCTCATATTGACTTACCAGATGGTGAGGATAGGGTAATCGCAATTAGATTACCTTGGAATACTGGCTATCAAGTTAGACCTAAAAATGTTGGTATTATGTGTGCTAGAGGTAAATATATTGCTTATTTAGATGATGACAATGTTTACTTGCCAAATCATTTAGAAGAATTACATAAAGCAATTGTTGAAGAACAGGCTGATGTTGCATACGGGGATAGGGTATATAAATCTACTGACCCAAATGAAAAAAGATTTATGGGAAAACAAAGTTATCCTTATGACTTAGAACAGATTAAACACGGTAACTATATAGATACTTCAGATATTATGCATACTATTCAAGCTATAAATGATATTGGATATTGGGATATATTTTGGGAAAGAAAAGGCGATTGGTTGTTAATGGTTAGATTTGGAAAAGCAGATAAAAAGATAGTCCATGTTCCTAAAGTCTTAACTGAATACTGGTGGCATGGAGATAATATTGGACAGTTAAATCCCCAAGGCGGTGAATATCCACAATCAGGCAAAGAATTTAAAAGACATTTAAAAAATGTTGCCAATTCTGTCAAAAAAGGAAATCAATGAATCTAAATAGGGGTATAGATAACATTGTTATCGATTTAACTAAAGACGAAATAAGTGAAGCTAAAAGTACTGCTAATAAATTAGCACAGCAACATTATAATTCCCCTACTTTTAAATACATAAAAGGATATTGTGGAATATTAGGAGTATTAGCTCAAAAAGCGTTTGTTAAATATTGTACTAGTAGTTATTATACTAATTCCTTACCTGAGTGGGTAAAAAGTCAAATAGAAACCTCGCCTTGTTATGATGAAAATATTTTAAGAGATGAATTTGATTTTACTTTTAGAGGGATAAAAATAGATATTAAGGGAAGTATTCAAAGAAAAGATAGAAAGTTAATAAAATGGAATGATAGATTTTTAGTACAAGATAAAAAACAAATCGTTCATGAGAAAAAAGGAATAGAATATTATCTTTTTATTAAAGTAGCTTCAGACTTTAGTCAAGCGATAATTGCAGGAATGTTTCCCTTTGATGATTTCTGGACAAAAAAAGATAGTAAAGGAAGAAATCAAACTACAAAGAGTTACAATATGAAAGCTCCTGAATCAGGACATTTTGTGTTTGGAGGACAATTATATTCATTTAAAGATTTTATACACTCGCCATGAAAATAGCTTTAATTACATTAACTAAAGATAGATTAAAATATACTAAAAAGACATTTAAAAGTCTTAAAGAAAAGACAACAATTCCTTATGACCATTTTGTTTTAGACCAAAATAGCCAAGATAAAACAGTTGATTACTTAGACCAATTTCCTCATCGATTAGGAGATTTAAATGTTTATGCTTTAACTCAAAATATTGGTATTAATCGTGGTATCAATTTTCTTGTAGAACGAATTGGTGATAAGTATGACACTATTGTAAAAATAGATAATGATGTAGAAATAGAAACAAAAGGTTGGCTTAAAAAATGTATAGGAGCCATGTCTAAAAAGATGTTAATTTCTCCTTATGTAAAAGGTTTAATAGATAATCGAGGTGGTGTTCCTAGATATGCTCATATTAAAGAAAGGAATATCGGATTAACACCTTTTATTGGTGGAATATGTATGATTGGACATCGAAATGCTTGGACTAAAGATTCAGGCGGATGGACTTATCCAGTACCTAAACACGCAGGAGGAGATAGAGATTTCTGTATGAAGTTAAAACTAAAAGGGTATAGGTTTGGATATAAAGAAGATGTTATAATCAAACACATAGAGTCTACTGCAGGACAACATGAACGTTATCCAGATTATTTTAAATTAAGAAAAAAGGAAAGGAGTGTTATTTTCTAATGCTTAAAAGAACCTATATTTGCCAAAAATGTGGCAACGAATTTACTAAAAGAGCTTCTTTACGGGTAGTAAAGGGTATTAGACCTCAATGTCCTTTTTGTAATTCTGATAAAATAGAGTTAAAGACTGTTAAGGTCGAGAGACAAGTATCCAGAAATCTTGAAAAAAACAAAAATAAATAGTATTGTATAATTGACAAGGATAGATACAGTCTATTATACTTGTCTTAGTCTTAGTAGAAGTTAAGAGTTCCAGAAAGAGTCTATAGTCTTAGGCTCAAGTGGGGCTCTTTTTATTTAAATATGTACCTAATTTATAATTGTGGCTATCATCGAACTATCACTTTACAAGGCGAGAAAAGCAAAAAATGGTACATTTTTAAAAAGAGGTTTGTTACAGAAGTAGAAAATAAGGATATTGAAGCATTTTTACAAATGACTTCAAAAGATATTCCTTGGTGTCCTACTAACGATAAAAGCCTTCCTCCCTTTATGAGACTAAAAAATTGGTGCCAAGGAAAAGAAGGAAGGTTTGACTCAAAACCTTTTAAGACTTACAATCCTGAGAAATATAAAAAGTTATTTTTATTAAAGGAGAACAAGGAAATCTAAAACATGACAGATACAAACGTCCACAGATTTAAAATTACCATGCCCATTCTTAAAACGAGAAGCAAAGTTGTTAAGGATGAAAATGGTAATGAAGTTGAGGAAAGATATGTAGAGGGCGTTGCTTCGGGAACTGATAAAGATTTACATGGTGATAAAATGTCACCAGAAGCTATCGAGTCGATGGCAAAGTCCCTTAAACAACATATTGTTAACCTTAATAATGAACACGATACTTCTTGGTCAAGTGAAATAGGTGATATTACTGCTTTGAAAGTAGCTGATAATAATGATTTGGTAATGGAAGCCAAATTGAATAAAATGAGTTCAGCTCAAGATTTATGGTATGCTTTAACAGAGCAGAATAAAAAGCTCGGTCTTTCAATCGGTGGATATGTTAAAGACTATGAAATGGTTAAGGAAGAAAGCGAGGAAGAAGAAGGCAAAGGGGATTGGGTACGTCTCTACAAAGAGATTGACTTCGACCACATTGCTGTTACTTCAAGACCTGCTTATCCAAAAGCATGGGTTTCAACGATTGCAAAATCTATTGAAGATGATGAAAAATCACTTATGAAAAAAGACCAAAAGAAAAGTAAAAGAAGTCAAAAAGAGAAAAAGTTAAGAGAGTTAGCTAGGTCAGTCGCCCGAAGTATTCAAAATCTTGAAGGCGATTTGTTACTAGAGCTTGTTTACAACGGACTTACGTTCCTTAGTGACGAGCAGATATTATTAATTGAAAGGAGTCTTCCAATGAAAAACAAAAAGAAAGATGTCTCACTGGAAGCTGAAGAATCCTTAAAAAAGGATGAAGCCGAGGTCCAGCCCGAAGATGACCAAGAGGCTGAAAATTCAGCAGCACCAGAGGATGAGTCGTCTGAAGATAATTCAGAAGTAGAGGAAGAAGCCAAAGAAGACGCTGAAGAAGTCACTGACGCTGACGATGAGGAATCTTCTGAAGAAGAAACAGAAGAAGCGGAGAAATCCGAAGATTCTGAAGAAACGGAAGAAGAAACCGAAGACGAAGCAAGTGAAGACGAAGCAGAATCTGAGGAATCTGACGAAGCGGACGAAAAATCGGAAGATGATTCGGGCGAAGAAGAGTCTGAGGAAGAAAGTGCAGAGAAATCTGGCACTGAACCTTCCGAAAAAGGCGAACTTCTCAAAGCAGTTAAGAAATTAACTGAAGGTCTAGAAAAGGCTCTCAAATCTAATGAAGCTCTCTCTAAGAGAGTGGAAGAACTTGAGGGGCAACCTTCAGGACGCAAGACTGCTGAAATAGAGAAAGGTTTAGGAGATGATGATTCTGAACCAGTTGATGTCGAAACGTTGAAAAAAGAACGTGACGAGAAAATCGCTGAGTTAAAGAAAAATCACACTAATGACCCAACATTATTCTCTAAAATTCAAAGAGTTCGTTCTGAGTACTCTAAAACATTAGGTAACGAGTAAAAGAGTTAGTTCAAATATTATTTAATAAAAGGAGGCTAAATTAGTATGGAAAAAAACGCTCAACAGCAATTGAGACAAACCTTACTAGAAGCCGCTAGCTTATTGGAAAAATCAGCAAAGCTAGAGCAGGGTGTAGATGAGGCAGCAAATGCCCTCATGAAAGACGCCATTTATACGACCACCTCTGGTGCTTTTGCACAGAGAGAGCATCTGGATACCCAGATTGGGGATATTACTCGACGTAATACTCCTTTCTTGGACAGAGTTGCTAAGGTTGCAGCAAATGGTAAGACTCATGAGTGGGATATGGTTACCGCACTAGGCAGCAATGATACTGCTGTCGCAGAATGTGGAACGCCTGCCGAAAACGACGCTACTATCACTCGGTATAGTGCTCAAATCAAGACTTACGCTACAAGCGTGAAAGTCTGTGACTTGGCACAGTGGGCCGCAAGTGATTACTTTGACTTGATGAATCTTCATCTTGAAAAAGGAATGCGTAAAATCATGCACGATGTAGAAAAGAAAGTCTACTATGGTAACTGGAACGGGGCTTCGGCCAACGACTTTACCGGACTCTACAAATTAATCGCTGACTACGCAGGAGCATCCAATACCGTTAACGCAAGCGGGAATCCGATTTCCCAGACTTACATCGACAACGCTATTCAAGCTGTTGTTGATAACGGTGGAACTCCATCCCATATGTATATGGGTGCTAAAGACCTAAGAGATTTCGCAGCTCTCTGGGCAAACAAAGTCGTTTACAACGACCCAGGTGCTGGGATGACTTTTGGATACAATGTAGCTCGCTACATGTCATGGGCTGGACCGATTGAAATTGTCCTAGACCCATTCTTGACAGCAGCTAATAGTCCAAATAACCCCAACACTGATGTGTTTATCGTTGATATGAACGAGGTTGCTTTGGCACAAACAGAACCTATGTATAGGCTTCCAACTTATCGTGGTCTAGACCTTGCGGAAACGCAAACCGTGGTCTGGAACATTGTTTTGGAAGTTCGCGTACCTCAATGGCAAGCGGTGGTTAAGAATCTAGGTTAATCAAATGCTTAAAAAATTAAGTTATGAGTAAAAGAAGTTCTGGAGAGGGAGGGAGGTAAGTGTTATCTTGCCTTCCTCTCTCAAAGGATGTTATACTTTTAGTATTAGTTAGTTAGGAGGTAATATGAAAGACTTAGTAACAGTCAAAAGTAAAACTATCAATAATGAA